AGATTCTGTCACCTTATCTAAACTAGTATTATCATTGCCAGTATTTACTAAATCCGACTCTTTCTCAACTTCTATATTTTTTTGTGGTTTTTTGTGATTGATATTTCCTTCAATTGTTCTAAACCATTCGTCACTAGAAGGATTTAAGGTAATTTTTCCATCGTAAGATGAAATTCCAAAAGAATTTACTTTTTCAGATTTTGTTGCAAATGGTTGCTCAATCCAATCTTTCTGAATATATGATAATGTTAAAGATTTTCCTGTCTTTTGGATAGAAGAATCTTTTAATACAAAATTTTCATTTAAATCTAAGTCATTTATAGTTGTATTATCTTTAGAAACAACTATAGAATCTAGAGAATCTCTCGAAATATTTGGTAAAAGATTTTTGTATTCATCATCAATCAATACTGTAGATAAAAAACTATCAATTTTGGAGTAGTTAGAAAAATCATCTACAAAAAATCCTGTTTTGAATCTATCTCTCCCTTCAGAATCTTTAATTTGTGAAGATTGGACATTTGCTTCCAATAAAGACAAACTTGTTACTTCTTCGAGAACATCTACACGATCTTCTATGAGACTAATATCCCTCATAGTGTATCTTTTATTGTCTACAGATACTATTTCTGCATCTTGAGGATCATAAAGATATGCGGGTAAATTGATTGTGCATAATTCCAACATATCTTCTCTTGTTTTTGGTTCTTCTGGATTTTTTGAGGATATTCCTTTATCAACCAAAAATTCTCCAGTTGTAGTTAAATAAACTTTATCAATTCTTGGTAAATAGAAATTTTGCGATAAAATTGAACTTTCTCCTGCTGCTAACAATCTCGAAGGGTTAGAACTAAATGCTCCAGTTCTAGATACAAAGTCAAAAGGAGATTTATCGGTAGTTACATTAGGATCAAATTTTGTAACTCTAGGTCTAAAATCTAAGGTGTCTGTTGCTCTAACCTTCCCAGAAATTAATGGAATATCATTAGAATATCTCTCTTCTTGATAAGAAGCAACCGTAAATACATCTCCCGTTTCATTAGAAGGTACAGAATAATGATCAAAAACAATCATTATTCTTCTGGATGGTTCAGAAGCACTCCGACTTCTAACAATTCTAGAATAATCGTAATATTGCTCCTTTTGTCCTCTATCAAGTTTAAATGAATCTGAAATATCCTTATAACTTCCTTTTATAATTCCATCTAAAGTGCTATTAATGTTAGATTCTTTAAACTTTACTGTCTCACCAACACTAAATCTTTGGTTGTTCAAATAAACAACTCCTAAAGTGTCTGTAGATGCTGATGGAGTGGTAGTCACATTTGCAACTACTCTAGCTACTGCACCACTTTGTGTTCCTATGATGTTTTCACCAATAATAGCATTGTTACTAACATCAGAAGAAGATGAAAATTGAAGTTTATCTAAAACTGGATCAAATTTGTCTAAAGATTCATATACACAGATGACTTTTGCAACATCTGGATAATTTAGTGAAATTTCTTTATCTTGAACTCTCAATCCATAATAATTATTAAAAGATAATCCATCATTTTTTGAAGTATTTTCATTTAATCCAGATTCTTTAAATTTTGATCTAGTTACAAATGTGACTGTACTTCTATCATAATTTTTAACTTTACTTTGAATGTTATCTTTGAATACAGTTACATTAACAACTGTATCATTAAATGATAGAGTATTATCTAACCCTTTTATAGTTAAATTACTTCCGGATATAGAAATAGAGTCATCGGTTATTCTGGGTATATTTCCATTTGCATATCCTACAGTATACCTTTCCTCATCAAATGTTGACCATGTTATTCCATTAATATTTGATAAATCTCCAGATGTAGTTAACTGCAGTTCATTATCAATGTTGACATTTTTTCCAACTATCTGATCGTTTAAATATAAATTTGAAGATGATAAATCCAATGATGATGTATTCTTTTCTGGTAATAGTGCATATAACTTACCAGAACCTCTAATAGTTGGTTGTCCAATAAATCCAGTAACCTGAGAATCTACAATTTCTGAACCAGAAACGAAAAATCCTGGAGATGCTGGAACGCTACCATCAAAAACACCGGCAACAGTTGCTATACCAACAACTTCAAAAGAAAGTCCATCATTACTAATGGATACAACTCTATTATAAGTCTCAAGATTCAAATTACTTCGTTGATACCTAATGATGTTATCAGTTTTTATACCTACAAATTTACGTCCATTTGCAGTTACTGTTGATATTCCATTAGATGATCCGGAAACAGAAATTAAAGAAATTCCACCATTAAAAGAAACTCTGTCTAAAACTGTATCTGCAATAAAATCACTAGAAGATGAACTAAAAGGAGTTATTTGTCTAACTGATTTTATATCTTCAATTCCATAACTTTGAACAAATTCAACAGATCTAGAAGATTCAATACCATTTACAATCAGACCTTCTCCCTTTACAAAAGTTCCTGAAGTTTGTCTTAAGAAAATAATATTTGATACTGAAGAATCTGATACTAAAAATCCACTAGCTCCTGATGTTGCTCCTTCTACAACAAAAGATTCTAAGTATTCATTTTCAGTTAAATCTGTATTGAGAGTTAATTTTGTGTATGTTTGAATATCGTATAACCTCAAATCCCAATTAGTAGAATTATCTAAGTATGCTGAATCTCTTAAATTGAAAGAATATACTCTTGCTTCCCCAACTTTAGAACCAAATCCAGAAAACTGAGAATGTAAATCAATTGTAGTTCTAATTTTTGCTAAACCAGTAACATTATTTACTGTAAATAAATTACCAATTTCGAAAGAAATTCCTACATCAGATAAATTTTGAGTATCTCTTGGTTTTTCTATATCTACTATTTCCGTAGATACTTTTTCAATATCATATCCCCTTACGTATGCTTTGCCTGGAGAAATTTTCAATGATGCTAAATCATTAGAAGGAATATTGCCTTGATATGTTTGTTCGTTTTCAAAAAATACACCATCGTTTCCTAAACGATCGTTTAAAGAATTTGATAAGGTAATATCAAAAGGATTTATTGTATAATGTCCAGATTCATCATAAGTTCTTTCTGCAAGATAATCTCTAATTTTAGAAAATTCTGATTTTGTTTCAATCTTTTTAATTTTTCCATCTTCTACCTGAAGAAGTTCTATAAAATTAGTATCATTATTATCAGTTAAATCTTTTTTACTTAGAGTTAAAGATATTTTTAATCTGTCCGCTCCCGGAGATGCAAAGTTAGAAAATCCTTTTGCATTATCAAATAAGGATGAGTCTTCTTTAGCAGATACTATTGATTCAGTTACAGTTAAACCGACTCTATACGAAGGGGTATTTGTATAATAATCTAAAATTATATTTTCATCATTTACATTTACAAAATAACCTCTAACAAAATAAACACCTTGCCCAATAAATGCCGCAGATCCTACAGAAGTAGATTCTGAAGAAATGAGAGATGCAAATGCTGTTCCCGAATTGATGGTTGTATTTCCGTAAGTTACATTATCTAGAGATGAAAGAGTTTCACCATCTTGAAACTCTGTAAATTCAAAATTTTGATCAGAATCTAAATATTTGAGGTATAATGTAATATATTCTACATCATCAGATTCGACTGGAAGTACAACTTTTCTTACCTTTGCAGTTATTCCTGTTACTTCACCTACTATAGTTTTTCCTAAGAAATTTTCAATATAAAGTGATATATCTACCCCAAATTGAGTTGGATTTAATTTTACAGCAAAGAAATTAGGATCATATCCAATATTTCCAGGAATCACCATAGATCCCTCTTTAAACACAAAACTGCCAAAATCCTCTACTTGATTTTGAATAATAGATTGTAGAGTGGTTAATTCTCTAGATTGAACTGGGTATCCTGGTTTAAATAATACCTTGTAAAAATTATTCTCACTATTGAAATCATCATAATATGGACCTATGTTTAAATTTGTTTTCTGTGACATCTTTTTTAGAATTCCAGGATAATTTTAACGTCTTCTTTTTGCCTAGAGTCTCTTTCAATCAGAGATCTATTATCAATGTAAATTACTTTTCCAGTACTTTTATTTATCTCTGGTTGAGCAAGTCCATTTTGGAAGGTGACTCCTAAATTTATTTGTTTCGATCCAACAGTCGTAGTTATTCCACTAAAAGATGTATTAATAGATCCACCAAAAGGAGATATTTCATCTGAAGATGATTTAAATGCAAGAACTTCTCCTTTATTTGTAATATTATTGTTGTCAGTTTGATCGAATGTATTATCAAAATATAAAGATCTGTCTTGATAGTACTTTAAAACGTTAGTTTCTTTATCATATGAAACCACATAACCTCTAGCTTTTTTTTCGTTACCCAAATCTTGCTCCATAACTTCTCCAATCTCAGGAAGATCAATTTCTTCGATAGAGTCTGCATCCAACTTTAGAGAATATAAGGAAGAAAATGAAGATTCTGTATAATTTTCGGTTCTAGAATTTAATTTTTTAGGATTTTGAAGTATTCCAACTTGAGCAAATTTTGTATCTACTGGAAAATCTTTTGTAGAATCATCAAATCTGGAGTAAATTAATATTTTATCAGAACCTAATTCTGTGTAGATATCATATCCATGTCCATTTGATGGTGGGATAATTGGAATTAATTTTGCTCTTTCTGCACTAGATCCCGTGCTTCTCAAATCAATTTGAGCCCAAGTGTAACCACTTCCTCCAGAAATAACCTTTACGTCAGTTATTTGACCATTATTATTTGCAGTGATTTCTACTTCTCCTCCTGATCCATCACCTAAAATTTTGTAAGATCCTGATGTGTAAATTGAATTTCCTGCTTTTTCAATGTATACTTTTTTAATTTGATTATTGTTATCGAACGAATTTCCCGTTTCTCTTACATTGACAATTTGAGGATCTGTAGAAGTTTCCCAATCGTTTGGTATTACGATATATTCCGTAGTATCGAATTTAATAATATCTGAAGGATTTACTGTAAAAAGATATTTCCAGATGTATCCATCACCACTATTACCTGCCAAACTAGGTTCTAAATCTACAAATTTTGGTTCATCTCTAGATATATTTCCCCTTGGATTAGTTCCGGAAGAACCATTATCAATACAAATATAAACTTTAAAATCACTGTTCATTACATAATAATTGGTATCATATAATCTACTTCTACCTGAATTTGGACTTAAATTACTTACACTATAATCATGCCTATACATTTCATATCGAGTATTAGTGCTCCAATCAATTCTTCTAATTACTCTTCTTACATTATCACTTCCAATTTTTTTGCCAAATAACATGGTATCTTTATAATGAGATAAGTATTGAAAATTATCTACAGGACTTGGAATATCTGCTGGAGAAGCATCCCAAGTTGTGGTTCTGCCAAAACCAACTGGAACTCCAGTAGAACCTGGGTTAGATAAACCAAGAAAAACATAATAAGAATTATTAACGTCTAATAAAGAACTTACAAAGTTATTTGCATTCACAATCCTAAATTGATCTGTTACTAATGCCGACATATCTTTATTTTATACATTTTTTAGATATTTATATAATTTATATGGAATATGGATCTTTTAAATAATAGCACCAGTTTGTCTCAATCCTACTCCTCTTCTAATTATTGAAGGGAATGTTGATAACCCAACATCGATAGTTTTTCCAGTAACACCGATAGATATTGGAGAACTTGCTCTAACAATATTTTCTAATCTACCCCATGAGAATCTTCCAAGATATCCACTGGTTGTTGTAATTCCTACAATGTTTGTTCCCGAATCTACTGTGCAAGTTATTACACCTGTAGGACCAGATGTAACAATCTCATTAATATAGTAGATATTATCTAAGAAACTGGTGCCAATACCGATGATAGAATTGTCATTACCATCAACTGTGGTAACTCCAGATCCAACATTTGTTTTGTGAATAAGAATTGCATATCCTGGAGCCAAATCAGTA